CTCTACCTCTGATTGCTCCTCTGATCTGTGATCCATCGGCTAGTCTTTGTGTGCCAGCCGTGTTGGTTGCTGTTGGTGTATACGTATTTATATCCTCTTGATCTGAGAATCTAATAAACATATCGTCTTGAGTTGCTTTATTACCAATTGTTGTTTCTGTCCCATAAAATACTAAGTGACGATCTGGTGTTGATACAACCATGTGTCTAGATGCAGTTGGCGCTCCTGTTATAATTGTGCACCTTGTTTCTGTTGCATTTGATAAAGAAGAGTCCCATTCAAACACTTCACCATCGTGTATTAAACAAATTGCCTTATCACCAAAATTATCTAGTGACCACATACCAGGTTCTAATACTAAGTCACCTGAAGCTGCCTCACCCCACGCAACATAATCTGTGCTATTTTTAACTGAAGCACCATCACTGTGTGATGATCTAGTTGAGCCTCTAACAGCCCTTGTAATGCCGGTTAATGTGGTGCCACCTGTAACTCCAGTGTAAGATATTTCTTCATTACCTACTTGAATAAAATTTGTACCAGAACTTGGAAATTGTGTAGCGTCAGCTAAAACTATTGATGTTCCTGATCCACCTGTTCCTGCTGTATCATCTAATAGTGCTCCGTTCAAAGTTGTTGTAACCGGGTTAGAGGCTTCTCCACCCCAAGATCCAAGACCCCAACCAAAACCTTTTTCTTGAACAGCAGATCCTACAGGAAAATAATGTCTAACTCTAATACCTCCAGATGTTGTTGCACCAGATCCTGATTCTGCTGATGGCATTGTAATAGTTATAGTTTCAGTTGTAGGAACAGTTGTTACCATAAATTTTTTATCATCAAAATCTGACGCACTAAAATTAGAATTAGTAATACTGCTAAAATTATCTAACAAAATAATATCTTGTGGATTTATACCATGAGCTGTTGAGAAAGTTATTGTAACAGATGTTGATCCGTTAGTCGTGGTAAATGCATTCGTAAGAGTTGTCGTAGTTTTAATAGGATGTATATCATAAAACACACCTCCAGAAAAAGCGTATAAAATTCTATTTGTGCCAATTATGGCGTATCTTCTACCTAAACTATTAACAAAATGATGAAGACCACGTCCAGCTCCTGTGAGCTCATTTTCATTTATGGTGCCTAATTGATTCCACCCTCCTATTTTTTCAGGAGATCCGTATCTAAATCTAACATTATCACAGTCAACCCACTGTCCTTCTGCCGTGGTTTCTGAGATTTGTTTGTTAATACCTGGCTGAAATCCTATTTTTTGTAGCATAGTGGCTGAATTATATATATTTTTATAGATTTTGGTAGTCTATTTTATTTGTTTAAAAGTTGCAACTAAGACTAAACGTGCCCCTTTTTTTGGGAATACTTGATAGTGAGGGTGTTTTTTAAATATTATTCCTTTTCCAGGTTCTGGATAAGATTTTTCTAAAGGTTTATTTTTAGAATTTACTAAAACAGTAGGTGTATTTTTATCTAATGTTTTTGTTAAATATATTATTGCTTGAAAATGATCATACTCATGATCAGTGTGTATGAAAGATTTATCTTGTCCTAAATTAAATGTAAAATTATATGCTATTCTAAAAAACTCTACTTCTTTTATTTTAGCTTTTATAAATAAATTTCTTAATATATCAAGTGTCTCCTTAGCATAATTAGAGTTAAACACTCTTTCTTTATTTCTATCTTCTTTTCTTTGTAATACCGTATGACCAAAAAATTTGTAAGAAGGATCTTTTGGATCATGAGGATGGTTACTATCAAATTCTGAAACATAATATGGAAAGGTACCACTTAATAAAACGTTATTTATAAATTTTTTGTTCTCTTCACTCAAAAAATTTTTATATGTTTTTATTAACATTAATTAAGTTTTTCAATTTTATTTTTTAATTTTACTATTTGATTTAATAATCCATCAATTACTTTTCTTAATTCTTCTATAACTATTCCTTGTTTTTTTATAGTTTCTTGAAAAGAGGCATTTAGCATTACTTCACTTTTTTTAATCATATGTGCAGAGTCTCTTTCCTCTATTAATTCATCAACTTTTTTTGTTAAAGCATTTATTTTTTCTCTATCTGTCATCATATATCCTCCTAAATATAATTAATATTTAAACATAATTTTTTTTCAACTTTTTCTGGATTACAACCGGCATGAACAATGTTTCCATCAAATTGAACTAAAGTATTTTCTACATTTTTTATTTTTTTAACTACTTTTTTATTTCTAAAAAAATAAGTGTAGGAATCACTATTGTTAATATAGAATAATAATATTTTTTTATTTGTGGGTATTTCGCTGTCATCTGTGTGTGGTCTATTATAAAGTTTACCCTTCTTTTTTTTATATGCTAGTTGTAAATTAAATTTCATTCTAATAATTTTGTTTATATCTATATCTTTATAAATTTTATCTAATATTACTGATAACTTTTTTAAAAAATGTTCTGATCGTATTTGTTCGTGATAAATCAAACAGTGATTAAATTGTGGTGTTTCAAAAGTTTTTTTATCTACATACTTTGTGCATTCTGAAGTGTTGTCCCTATAATACCAAGGAAAATCATCTTTAGATAAAACATCCTGTAGATGTTTTAAATCAGCTTTTAGTAATACATTTTTATATATTTTCATTTTCTTTTAAAACATTTATTAACTAAAAATTCAGATTGTTGTGCTGATAAACCTAAGCTTGGTCTAAAATCGTATTTAGACGACTCTGGATTAGTGTCCCCTTGTTCTATATAATGTAAAAAAACTTGACCACATTCTTTACCATTAAATTTTTCTCTCCAATGTCTATATTTATAACCTTTATAAATTAAAGCATCACCTTTTTTTAAGACTACTTTAATCGCATTAAAGTTTTCATTTTCCAAATATATTGGCCATTCATCACCTCCAATATTTAAAGTTATAGATTGTGCACAGCTTGGTCTATCCCAATGAGATTTTAAAACATCTCCTGTTGTATATAGTCTTGCATAAGAATAAGTTTCAATTAGTTTTTTATTTAAAATTTTTTCTAGTTTAGGTCTTACAATTGGAAGTAAAGTATCAAACGCCATGTCACCATAAACAGCATAGGTATTTTTATTAGGAACTTGAGAGTCTCCAAATTCTCCATAATCTCTATCAAAAGCAGATATGATGTGATTATTTTGTAAAAGTTTTGCTACGTTTCTTTTTATCTTAAAATAATCAAATAAAAAATCGCTCATTTCATTAGATATTAATTTTTTTATTATTTTATATTCTTTTTTATTTTTCATTTATTTCCATTCCTTTCCTTGACACCATATCACTAAAGAATATCTTACTCCTTTAGTAACTGGTAATACTTGATGGTAAACATAACTAGGAAATATAATCAAAGTGCCTTTTTTATTTTTAGTAATTCTTTCTACTTTATTAGTTATGGGATTATTTTCATTTTCTACTATAAATTCTAAATCACCGCCTTCGTATTCCTCTGGATCATTTAACAATAAACTAGCTGATAATTTTCTATTTCTTCCATGGTTTTCTTTTATAATTTTTTCACCTGTATAACTATCTTTGTGCCAACCATAGTATTGACCTTTGTTATAAATAGTAAATTGACATGATTCAATAAAAGATATTTCAAAATTCCATTCAAATTTTTCCATAGCATGATTTAAAATAGGAACTATTTGTTTATATATCCACGGAAATCTAAGCCAAGCTATGTTTGAATCTCTTTTAGCATAAAGTTTTTTAAGTTTATCAGGATCTTGTATGAGATCTTTATTAGAAGAATAGGTAGTGCCTATATTTCCTTTACTCACTAAACCTTGTTTAAAAATTTGATCACAAATTAATTCTGGTATTGCGTTTTCATACACACAATAATAATATTTCTTTATAGACATGTAATTATTCTTTCAATCACAGTTATGTATATATTATTGGATTAGATTGTCAATACTACCCGACTTGAATCGTGCCTGTTACATTCATTGTAACAATAACATCGCTCGTAGGTGAGTCTGTACTTACAGAGTTTGTACCAGGTGCCACAGTAACATCTGGTGCAGATATTCCTTCTGCAGCGGGTATTCTAACAAAAACTATACCGTTTCCTCCATCTCCTCCAGGTGTGAAAGTATTAGAGCCGCCACCACCGCCCCCTCCTAGGCCATCGGTTCCTTGTTTAGATGAATCTGGTAAGCCGCCGCCACCGCCTCCTGAACCTCCAGGGTGTGGACCTCCTTCTGGTGGATGGTCTCCTCCACCACCGCCTCCAGCGTATGTGACTGATGAACCATTTATAGAATTTGCAGAACCATTTCCTCCAACTGCATTAGGATTATCTCCTCCAGCTTGGTTAGCACCTCCTCCACCGCCTCCTGCGGCTTCATTTGAAAATGGAAAAGGATTATCTCCTCCAGGATTACCTTCTGGTGGAGAAAAACCACCTGCGTTTCCTGCTGCACCCGTGCTTGGTCCAGAAAATGGCGCTCCACCTCCGGAACCTCCAGGTTGAGTGTCTCTACCTCCACCTGATGAATTAATTGTGGTTACTAATGGAAGTGAACTTTGACCTCCACTACCTGGGAATGAACCACCTGATCCCACTGTAATACTGTAAGGCGTTCCTTGATCCATTTCTAATTTTGTTCCACCAGGAAAAGAGGTTCTAAATCCTCCAGCTCCGCCGCCCCCACCTTGGTTTGGCCCTCCTGATCCTCCTCCAGCAACAACTAAATAATCTACAGATATCGGAGGAGCACCGCCACCTGATCCAAAACCTAAAACTTTATATCCAAACATATTATGTTATATCCTCCCATTGTGATGTACCATCATTCCATTTAAATTCATCATTTGAATCATCAGCATCTTTAAAACCACCCCACGTTGTTAAATCCTCGCTCCAAATTATACGCCAATCTTTAACAACTCCGTCGGCAGTATAAGTAGTAACTGATGGATATGCTACAGGTGGTTGCCATTTTTTATCAGAGTCTAATATCCAAGATGGATAAGGTTTTATAGGTATAAAAAAATCTCCAGTTTCATCCCAAGTAGAACCAATACTAGCTGGATTTTTTCTATCTATTGCCCAACCTGTATAATCACCTGTTTTAGAAAAAGCTTTGTAGATATTTCCTCTTTTCCAAAGACTATTTACATATTCCTCTGCTGCAGCACTTGTAGGATCTGCTCCTAAAGTTGTGTCTCCAATGACTGTATCGCCACCTAAAACAAAGGTGCTCATAACTTCTTTCGTTGTCCAATGTATTTCTGCGAAATAAACATTTGCCATTCTATAATCCTACGCGTCGTTAGCTGCATCTGTAGTAAAGAATATTTTAACACCTAAAAGTTTTGCATCAGCCGTTAAACTGTCCTCTGATACGTCTCTTGATATTTGAAAGAACACCTCTTCATCTGTGCTAGGTGAACCTGCAATAGTTACTGCACCACTTTCTGCTGTGACATCTAAATCGTT